CTAATTACTTCTATGCTTGGAGTTATAGTTGCAATAGTCCTTAAAATGTCCTAAAAGGATTTGTGAAACTCATCAGAGATAAAACCAAATTTTACATTACTGATCTTAAGAGAGAAAATAAATACGACTATAAGCATTATACACGAAACGACGGCCACGGCCCACGAACCTATAATGTAGGTGAAAAGAAAATTCCTTCCGTTACAACTATCTTATCAGCCACACAATCAAAAGAAAAAAGACAAGCCCTAGACAAGTGGAGAGAACGAGTAGGCTATCAAGAAGCACAAGCCATCACACAGAAAGCTGCACTTAGAGGAACAGAGATGCATTATGTATTAGAACAATACATTAATGGTGTAGGTTATTTAAATTTATCTAAAGAAGGTGCACAAGCTAGATTGATGGCTCACGAGATTGTAAATAATCTAGGCCCACTTAAAGTAGTATATGGTAACGAAGTAAGTTTAGCTTATGAAGATAGATGGGCAGGCTCAACAGACTTAGTAGGATTGTTTGATGATAAACCAACTATCATAGACTTTAAACAATCTAATAAATTAAAAAAGGAAGAATGGATTGAAGACTACTATTATCAGATAGCAGCTTATTCACTAGCACATAGAAAAAGCTTTGGTCCTATCTTACAAGGTGTCATTTGTATTTGTACAAAGGAAGTAGAGTACCAACAATTTAAAATGGATACTCAGATGTTAGCTAGGTATGAAGATAAGTGGTTTGAAAGAGTTGAGCAGTATGAAAAGCTTAATCAAAATAACGCTTAATATTATCTCCTAATATTTCTTTACTTAAATCTCTTTTACTATTTAATGAATTAACAACTAACTCATCAATTGTTTTAGGAACTAATAAATCTATATAAGTGACTTTAGCCGTTTGGCCAATCCTATGAGCCCTGTCTTCACTTTGATCACGGTGTTCAAGGTTATAAGAATTACTGAAATATATAACGTTCCTAGAAGCAGTAAGGGTAAGACCATAGCCACCAACACTAGGATTACCAACCAAGAACTTACACTGATCGTCAGATTGAAAACGTTCGACAGCTTGTCTCCTATCTTCAACACTAATGGCTCCATAGATTTTAACAACGCTTTCTTTTCCATAGGTCTCCTCTAACATCTTTACGATCTGTTCTATGTTGTAGACATAGTTGGCCCATATTATACTCTTGCCTGAAGTCTCCTCCAATATGTTCTTCAATTCTTCTAGTTTAGGATTTGTTTTGAATGGTATGATCTCTCCTGAATTAGTTTTACTAAAACCACAAGTGACTTGGTGCAGTTTAATAATCTCAGTTAATTTGTTTGTATAAGATACTTCCTCATCTTCAATGATAGCCCTAGCTTCTTTCTTAAGTTTCTCATAAACTTTTTTCTGTTCATCGGTCATTTGTATTTCTCTAGTCAAATGTAATTTAGGTGGTAAGTCTAAACAATCTTGCTTAGTACAACGAAAAGAAAATAATCTTAGTCTCTGTTCTAATTCAGGTATGTTAATAAACTTAACAGGTATTTTAGTAGAGTGTGTACCTAAGTTAATTTCTCTAAGAATAGCGTATCTATTTCTAAATGTATAAAAAGAATTAAATCCCAAACACTCTTTACTTAAAAATTCACATTGGGTATAAAGATCTAATGGATTTTTTGTTACTGGGGAGCCTGTCAGTATACGTCTATACTTGGCCATATAACCCAACTTACACAATTCTCGCGTTCTTTTCGCACCTTTATTTTTTATTGTGGTACTTTCATCTACTATAAGCATAGTATCTCTACCACGTTTAAGTAATTGTTGTTTTAAGAATTTAATACCTTTGTCTCTAGATAAAGCTTCAATGTTCATTAACAGAAAAAAGAAATTGTTATATTTATATTTTTCTAATTTTTTTAAGTTATGTATCTTCCATAAAAAGATATCAGGTTTATTTTTAGAATGTACTTCTATTTCTTTAACCCAATTGGTATAAACAGAGTTAGGTGCAAGTACGATAACATCTGTAATTAATTTTTTTTCAAATAAATAATTTGCATTATCAATGGCAACTTTAGTTTTACCTGTACCCATTTCCATAAAGTAGGCATACACTTTTTGGTTGTATCCTGCTTCAAAAGCTTTTAACTGATGTTTGAATGGGGTAGTTTTAAATACATTTTGCTCCATAAAATATTTATAACTTTTTTCTTTACAATTGCAAATAAATAATTATAAGAACGAATCAAAAGGAGGTTCTATGGATTTAGAACAAGAGTCGACCATTGCGGTCGATACCGGTATGTCAAGTGACATTGCCGATTCTTGCAATAAGTTAATAGATACTCAGAAACAGTTAAAAGCGTTAGACGATCAAATAACAAAGTTACAAGAAGTAGAACGTAACCTTTCTGAGCAGACTATTCCAAACTTAATGCAACAAGCAGGTATTACGATGCTGAAGTTAGCAGATGGTTCATCTGTTGAAATCACAAAGAAGTATGCTGCTAGAATTCCTACATCTAAAGTAGATGAGGCCCACGATTGGCTTCGTGCTAATGGATTTGAAGATCTAATTAAAAATGATCTATCACTTTCATTTGGTATGAAAGAAGATAATCAGGCTAAAGCTTTAGCGCAGGAATTAATTGAAAAAGGTTTTAACGTTAAACAGAAAACCCACGTACATCACAGTACTTTAGCTGGATTTGTTAAAGAACAAATTCAAGAAGGCAAAGAAGTACCGCACGATTTATTTGGTGTTTATGTAGCGGATAGAACTAAAATCACAACCAAGGAATAATATGCAAACCAAAGAAAATGCTCAGGCAAAAGAGCTACAAAAAAAAGATAGCGCAAAAGTACCTAGCACGATTAATTTAGAATCGATGGCAGGTCAAGGTTCGGAGTTTGTCACGGCAAGTGATCAAAAACTTCCGATGTTAAAAATACTATATGCTAACTCACCTGTCTTAGATGACACTGATGGTAAGTATATAGAAGGAGCAAAACCTGGAGACATCTACTCAGAAACATCCGGTACCTTATGGAAAGGAAAAGAAGGTATCCTAGTAGTGCCTTGTCTTTACATAAACACTTTTAATGAGTGGAAAGACAAAGGTGATTCGCCAGGCAGACCTATCAAGATACATACAGATCCTGATATTATGACACAGACCAAAAGAGGAGATGACAATAAAGATCGTCTACCTAATGGTAACTATGTTGAAGATACAGGTAATCACTTTGTATTTATCTTAGATAAAGACTACCAACCCGTAGAACAAGCATTAATCACAATGAAGTCTACACAAAAGAAAAAATCTAAAACTTGGAACACTATGATTAGTACAAGAAGAAGACAAGGAAAGAACGGTATGTTCAATCCTCCTAGATGGTCTACAGTTTATAGATTGTGTACTACTAAAGAATCTAACTCACAGAACTCTTGGTATGGTTGGGTTGTGGAATTTGATAAATTCTTAACTGAAGATAAAGATTTGAATTTATTAAAAACAACACAAGCCTTTTATCAATCAGCTATGAAGAGTGATATCTTTGGTAAAGTAGACTTTGCTGAAGAACAACAACAGGCTAAGAAAATAGAAGCAACTCCGTTCTAATGATTAAGGATCTCTTAAAATTATTTGAAGGTGATCCTACTCAGTATCTCGTTACCTCTCTCACAGGGGAGGTAACGGAACGGGGAAAGCGTGAAGCAGAATGCATCACGATCCACGAACCTGTTACTGAGGAGATATGGAAGAATCATATTGAAGGAGTCAAACGAATAGGCATTAGACCTGAGAAAGGTGATAAGGCTAAATGGGGTTGTATAGATATAGACCCAAGAAATTATTCAAATTACTCATCTAAAAAATATATAGATTTAATTAAAGAAGCTAATCTACCTTTAGTAGTTACTAAATCAAAATCAGGTGGATTACATTTATTTTTGTTTTTAAAAGATTGGGCTTTAGTTACAGACATATTAGAAGTTTTAAACAAATGGAATAACAAATACTTTGATAGTGATGAAGTGTTTCCAATGAAGAAGGCTATGAATATGCCATACTTCAAAGCTGATGCAACAACTGAACACGGCTATGATGATGATGGTACACCAATTTTATTAGGTAGGTTTATAGAAATAGCTAAAGCAAAAATAAAAGATATAGAAGATTTAAAAGAATTTAAATTAAAAGAATATGAACCTGAATTTGAATACAGTAAGTTTCCACCTTGTATACAAAATTTAATTAGAGAGAAATGGTCAGGCAATCATAGAAATGATATTTTATTTAACGCAGGTATCTTAGCACTTAAGCAACACGAACATAAATTAAGTAAAGAGGAACTGTTTAATATTTTAAAAGAACGTAACAAACAATTCTTTGCAACTCCTCTACCTGAAAATGAAATACAAACATCATTATTAAAATCATTAACTAGTGCAAAAGAATATTCGTTTAAATGTCCACCTAAGTATGGCGCTCTATCACCTATCTGTAATAAGGAAGTATGTAAGAACAGACCACTAGGTATAGGAGCAGAAGCACCTGATATTGTAAATGATTTTAAAGATATAACTTACAGTAGAGATATTAAATCAATTGAATATAGTTTTAATTTAAATGATGAGTTTATTACAGTTAGACCTGAAGATATGGCAGATGAGAAAGCTTGGAGAAAGAGATTATTAAATTATAAAATCTATTGGAAGACTTTACCTAGACCTAGAAAAGGCCCATCACCATTTGAAATGCTTATGAGTCATATTGTGATGAATGCTGTAGAGGATAATGAATCTAAATGGTTAGATGTATTGAATGAACAGCAGTACGATATTCTTAAAAAATTCTTTGAAGATCATTTAGAGGTAGATGACTTTGCAAAAATTAAAGACGGCTTTGTCATTATGGATTCTAAAACTAAGAACTGTTACTTCAAACAAGTTACATTAAAGAAATTTCTAACAGGTAAAAAATATTTTAATACATCTAAAGAAGCTATGAAGTTATTAGGATGTAAGAAATTAGAATATCATGAAGGTGAAAAGAATGTATGGTGTGTAGAGATGCCTGAATTCGTGGAATACAAAAAGGTAAAAACAAAACCTAAGCAAGAAGAAAATAAACTATCGGAGCTAGATGACGAATACCACACAGGAAAATTCAGAACTTGATTATCTAAAGTCGTTAAAACAAAAGACGATTAAGATATTTGGTCCTCCAGGTACAGGTAAAACATTTACGCTTATTGAAAGAGTTTTAAAAGGACATCTTAAAAAAGGTATACAACCACAACAAATAGCCTTCTTATCTTTTACAAATAAAGCAGTTAACACAGCTAGAGAAAGAGCTCTAGAAGCTTTTCCTCATTTCTCATCAGATGACTTTTATAGATTTAATACTTTACATAAATATTGCAGAAGATTTTTTGATGAAGAAGTATTTGATCCTAAAGATTGTATGATTGATTATGCATTAGAGAATAGTATCGTTAAGAAATCAGATACTAGATTATCTGATGATGACTTCACTTATAAAGATTGGTCCTTACAAGTATATAGTAAAGCAAGGAACTTAAGAGTAAATCCAACAGAGGCATATAAAAGCGAATCATATAAGAAAGATAATATAGATGTGTTCCTTAGAAAAATACAAACCTATGAAAGCTACAAGGCCCACGGTAAACAAAAACCATTCATAGACTTTGATGATATGATTCAAAGAGCAGTTAAAGAAGTTAGCTTCCCAGCTCTAGAGTTATTAATATTAGATGAAGCTCAAGATTGTACACCACTACAATGGGATGTAATTTATAAGATGGCTAAGAATGTTAAAAGAATTTATTTAGCAGGAGATGATGACCAAGGTATTTATAAATGGAATGGTGCAGACTCTAGATATTTTACAGAATACTTTCCCGGTAGAAAAGTTAGACTAAGAAAGACAAGAAGATTTGGAGAAGCTATACACCACTTCTCTCAAATTATAAGAAGAGGTATCGAAGGCAGCATTGAAAAAGAATATCAACCATCTAATCAAAAAGGATATGTTAAAAGCTATCAGCAATTTAGTAAGATACCTTTTAATGAAGAGCAAGGTACTTGGTTCATTTTGGGTCGAATTAACACAACTGTAAATGAATTAAGAATGTTAGCTAAAGATGCAGGTTTATATTTTAAAGATAATCACGGTAACAAATGCTTTGATGATAAACAATGGAAAGCTATTAAGGCTTGGACAAAATTAAGTAATGATAAAAAATTAAATAAAATAGAAGCACAAAATTTGTATAGATACATAAGAGAACTAACAGAAGCTGATTATAGAACAGAAAAGTTTTGGTCTGCTGAACCTGACTTTAAAGAATATGGATTTGAAGAACTTAAACAATGGTGTGGTTTAGATTTAGATGATAAAGCTAAAAAGAAACCTTGGTATTGGATATTAAGAAGAAACTTTAAACCAGGTCAAACAAGGAATTTTATTAGATTACTTAGACGATATGGTCAAAAGGAATTAGATGCTGAGCCTAAGATCATTATAGATACTATACACTCTGTTAAAGGAGATGAAGCAGATCACGTGGTTATGTATAGCAAAACAAATTACCCATCTAATTTTAAAACAAAAAATAAAGATGATAAAACAGATGAACGTAAAGTATGGTACACCGGTGCAACAAGAGCAAAAAAGTCTTTACATTTACTTCGAACTGACTATAAGTATAGCTATCCGATTGGTTCGGATTATTTAATCTATGTACAGGAAAAACAAAATGACAAATAAAAATATGTTTGATGAAGTGTTTCCACAAGAAAGACAGGTAGGTGGGAGTCACTATAAATCTTTTCACATTCAGCCGTATGAATTTATATCTAAAAATAATCTCTCGTTCTTTCAGGGAAATGTTGTGAAGTACGTTTGTAGGTATTTATCAAAAAATAAAATAGAAGATTTACAAAAGATAATTCATTATTGTGAATTAGAAATATTAAAATTAAAAGATGACAACAAGTAAATGTATTAATTGCAATAAAAGAGATATTGCGTTTGATTGTCTTTATTATTGTAGGATTTGTTATTATGAATTATGCAAGATAAAACATGTATTAAATGTACTAAGATAGCAGTTGTTATAGACAAAGGATTTCCTTTGTGTGGTGATTGTTATTGTAAAGAATATAAACTAGGAAAATACGAATATAAAAAAGATGAGGATACAGTAAGTGAAACATCTAGATCTGTTTAGTGGTATAGGTGGCTTTGCATTAGGTTTACAAAAAGTAGGATTTGAAACAGTTGCTTTTTGTGATATTGAAAAGTATTGTCAGCACTTATTAAAACAAAAATGGAATGGAGTAAAAATTTATAATGACGTCAGAGAAATCACAAAAGAAAAATTCAAAGCAGATGGAATTGAGTTTCCCGAAATCATCACGGGTGGCTTCCCGTGCCAGTCGTTTAGTGTCGCAGGAAGTAGAAAAGGAACCAATGACGACAGATATCTCTGGCCAGAAATGTTTAGAATCATTAAAGAGTTTAAGCCAAGGTGGGTTATTGGCGAAAATGTGCGAGGCATTGTTAGTATCCAAGACGGCTTGGTATTCGAGACAGTGTGCACTGACTTGGAAAGTGAAGGTTACGAAGTACAAACGTTCAATATTCCAGCTGTCGGCGTCGGCGCACCGCACAAAAGAGAACGAATTTGGATTGTGGCGAACTCCCGATGCAGTATCAGGAGGGAGCAATCTTCCAGGAATTCAGAAAGCATTGGATCAGGGACATTTAAAGAGACCGAGCGGTCAACAGATACAAGTGAGATTACAAGACCAAGTGAAAGAACCGAGACTATGGCCGACACCGAGAGCAAAAGAACCGGGGAGAACAACGAAAGGTTACGGTCGGGGACTAGCGGAATTAGTGGAAGGGAAGGAACAACTAGAATCCAAGAAGATGTGGCCAACTCCAACACAGGGAATGTGGAAGCAAGATGTGAACGACAACGGAGAATACGCGAAGAGAATACAAAAGAAAGGCAATCAAATAATGTTACCGGCAGCAGTGAAGTTATGGCCAACACCAACACAGGATATAGCGAACAATCGAACCAAGAAGTACAAACAAGGGGGAACACCGTTAACAGTAGCAGTAAAGATGTGGCCAACACCAACAGTGAACGACAGCAAGAACAATGCAGGCCCAAGTCAATTCAAGAGGAAGGGAACGAACTTGAATGTAGCAGTAGCCAAAGCGGGGGAAACTTCTGGGACATTGAACCCGACGTGGGTAGAGTGGTTAATGGGTTACCCGGCAGAGTACACAGACTTAAAGGATTGGGAAACGCTATCGTCCCGCAAATCGCGGAAGAAATAGGAAGAGCAATAATGAAAGCTGAACAATGAACAAAGAATTTTATTTTCATAGAAGAATAAGATTTACTGCTCTTAGGCAAAGCAAAAAAGCAGTATTAGCTGAAATTTATGAAATTAGTGGTAGATCTTTTTGGTGGCTAAACCATAAATATGGATCTATTTTAAAACCTATGCAAATTTGGTTACCTAAAAGTTGGTTTAAAGTAGATCATTATAATAAACCTTGGGTTTGGGAAAAAGGTGTAATAGGTGCTTTAAATAAATTAATTGAAAAAAGAATAGGCACAATACACTAATGAGTTTACAATTATCAATGACATTTAAAAAACATATATGGTCAACGCCGTCTGAGTTTAAAGATTTAAGTGATGCTAAAGAAATAGCTATCGACTTAGAAACAAGAGACGATGGAATTAATGAAGGACTAGGTGCAGGTTGGGCCATAGGTAAAGGAGAGATCGTAGGATTCGCTGTAGCTGTAGAAGGTTGGCAAGGATACTTTCCATTTGCACACTATGGTGGTGGCAATATGATACCTGAACAAGTTAAAAATTATATGAAGTCTGTATGTGCTTTACCTTGTCCTAAAATATTTCATAACGCACAGTATGACGTAGGTTGGTTAGAAGCATCAGGTATAAAAGTAAATGGTCAGATCATAGATACGATGATAGCAGCCGCACTAATAGATGAGAATAGATTTTCTTATTCATTAAACTCTTTATCGATTGATTATTTAAATGAAATAAAAGCAGAAGCAGATTTAAAAGAAGCTGCAGCAGCTCACGGTGTAGATGCTAAGGCAGAGATGTGGAAGTTACCTGCAGAGCATGTTGGATTTTACGCTGAACAAGATGCACGGCTCACGCTCCTATTATGGCAAAGATTTAAACAAGAAATATTATCGCAAAGTTTAACTACAGTTTGGGAATTAGAATCTGAACTATTACCTTTGTTAATTAAGATGAGAAGAAAAGGTGTACGAGTAGAGGTAGAACGTGCTGAAGCCCTACGTAAAACAATGCAACTCCAAGAAAGAGAAGTGCTACAACAAATAAAGAACGTTGCAGGAGTCGACGTAGAAATATGGACTGCACGACAAATTGCGAAAGCGTTTGATAAACTTGGTGTAGTTTATCCAAGAACTGCAAAAACAGACGAACCATCATTCACTCATAATTGGTTGGTTAATTGTAATCATAAGATAGCTAAACTTATACTAGAAGCAAGAGAGTTAAACAAGTTTCATAATACATTCTTAACATCAATAATGAAGTATCAAGTAAATGGTAGGATACATGCAGAAATACAACAGCTTAGATCTGATAATGGTGGAACTGTATCAGGTAGATTAAGTATGTCTAATCCAAACCTACAACAAATACCTGCAAGAAATAAAGAGTTTGGTCCTAAGATAAGATCATTATTTATACCTGATGAAGGTTGTAAGTGGGGTAGCTTTGATTATTCGCAACAAGAACCACGAATGACGGTGCACTATGCAGCTTCAATTGGAGAAGGTTATGAAGGTTCAAATGAATTAATAAATGCGTATAAAAATGCATCTGCAGACTTTCACCAAACAGTAGCTGAGTTAGTAGGTATTGAAAGAGGCCAAGCTAAAACAATTGGTTTGGGTTTAATGTATGGTATGGGTAAAAATAAATTAGCAAACAGTTTAGGTTTATCTAGAGAAGAAGCTGAATCACTTATTGCAAAATATAATCGTAAAGTACCTTTTGTTAAAAAACTTTCTGATAAATGTATGGAAACAGCACAAGACAAAGGTGTAATTAGAACTAAGAAAGGTAGAAAATGTAGATTTGATATGTGGGAAACAAGAGACTTTGGTTTGCATATAGCAGAGAAACACGAAAATGCTGTAGCTAAATATGGTAAAGACAATATTAAAAGAGCTTACACTTACAAAGCATTGAACAGATTAATTCAAGGATCATCAGCAGATCAAACAAAACAAGCTATGTTAGATTGTTTTAAAAAAGGTTTTATGCCGACATTACAAATACACGATGAATTATGTTTCAATGTAGAGAATGAAGAGCAAGCAAAAGAAATAAAAAATATAATGGAGAACACAATAGAGTTTAAAGTACCTTTTGTTGTTGAGTATGGTTTAGGAAAGTCCTGGGGTGATGCTAAATAATAAAATTAAAAATAGATTAAGTACTGAACACATTGCTTACTGTGCAGGTTTATTTGATGGAGAAGGTTGTGTGCAATATAAACTTTATCCAAGAAAATATGCAAGTGGTAATATGGGAAAAGTATGGGCCCTTACTATGGAAATTAATATGACAGAAATAGAGCCCTTACATTATTTTTTAAATGTAGTTAAACACGGAACTGTTACTTATAAAAAAAATTATGGCTTAGGTAAAAAAGATCAATGGCGTTGGAGAGTATCTCACCGTAAAGCATTTGCCGTTGCTCAAATGATTTATCCTTATTCGATTGTTAAAAGACCAAAACTTTTGATGATAATTAATCACTATGCTTTAGATAAGCCGACAAGTATCCTAGAAGAAAAAGCGAAATTTTCTAAATTTTGAAAGTTAAACTAAGCTGTTGCTTGTAAACTTTCTTCTATATCTTGATATTTAATCTGATTTCTTACAGACTTAATATCATTCTCTGTTTTCAACATATCAACAGTACATAGACCATTAGTCATTAAATCTGCCGACCATTTATGTTCCAGATGTTGAAGTTTTTTCAACAGAGAGAGTTTCACTGGACTCATTTATTTCCTCATATGTTATGAAGGTTATATGATTTAAATAAAAATCTTCATTAATTATTTCTATCAAACCTTCTTTAACTTTTTTAGAAAACTTAATTAAGGCTTTGTCGCTAGAGTCTGCCTTAATTGTATCCACTAGATATTTTCCCAAAGCTCTAGCTTGGATACGATAAGTCTTCATAAGATAGGATAAGATAAAATTGCATATATGTCAATACTAGTGTACTTTAACTCAAAATCAAGTTAATTTATGGGGTATGGGGTATGATGGCCTGTTAGTATCTACTGTCAATTCTGAGGCCTCCCAGGGGCCTTTAAAAGGGTGTATTTAAGGCATATTATGGTATGATAGTGTATGTTTGAACTTGCAGCAAGTTATAAAGGTTTAGTAATAGCTTTAATACTAGCTAATGGAGATTTACTAAAAGTAGAATTGTTTGATGATACTTGTGCTGAGTTTTGGGATAAGCACGTAATTACTCACGAAAGAAAAATTGCTTTACCAAAACAAAACCATTACTTTCATACTTTTAAAGGTAAGATCGTTGTTGGCTATCACTGTAGTGATAAAGAGCCTAAGTAGATTCTTGTTCCTTACAAGAAAAGTTAACTAAAAGTTTATTAGTATTTACTTCTTCAGGTCCTATTTCTCTTATAGCACCCATAGCATTAATAAAACCTGCAGTTGCACAATCATAATGATCTTTATATCTGCCTATTTCAACAGGTTGTGTACATTGTTGGGCTATGACAGAACAAATTTGTAGAACTAATAAAAATTTCATATTGACTTTCTTTTAAATCTTATCTAAATAAGAGATGTTATATAATATTAATTATATCACACTAACAACATAACCAACTAGAGGTGAGTATGAAAAAAATGACAGAAGAAGAATTTGCAGCTTACATAGCAGAACAGCAAGATGCAGGTATTCATTATAGAGAACCTTATGAAAAAGGTAGTTGGAAAGATAGACGAATAGCAGCTATCAACCGATTGTCTAATCATAAAGGTTGGCCTTGTAGTGATAACAATCGTTACTTTGAACAGTACAATGCTATCTTAAACTCAGATGCAAAATCACTTTTAGAATTTAAAAAACAATGGAAGGAAAAAAATGGACATAACTAAATGGAAAAGTATGGCAATCAAAAAAGAAAACCATACATTATTAAAAGGCCTATGTGCTGATAAGTACAGAGCTCCTGCAGCAATGTTTGAAAAGATCTTGTTAGACTACATAGACTTTCAAGCTAAGAAAAGAAAAATGAATACAGATAAGTTTAAGCAAGAACTTATGAAAAAAGGTAATGGTAAATCAAAATGAGCTTAACTCCTGAAGACATAAAAAGATTAAGCGCACTTAAAAAATTTAACAAGGAATATTTTAAAGTTGAATTTGATGCAAATCAAAACAGTTTAACTTTAATTGTTAATGATACGACTAGAAATCGTATTGACTTAGATGATGGTGAAAAATCATTTGATGATGCGCTTGAAGTAATAAAAAAATTTTTTATTGAACTAAGGGGGCCTATACAATGAAGAAACCAAAACCTGTTGCCAATAACTTCTCTGTAGATGTAACGGCACTTAATATGTACAACACTAACAACTTTGTAAATTATGAAGATCAAGAGACTAATCGTAAGAATTAGAATGTGGTATGCTAAGCTTAGGGGCCATAAAAGATGGGACTATGAGCCTAGTAAACATTATATGAGAAAAAGACACCAGGATGATACAGCATAAAAAAGAGGAAAGAAATGGTTATTGAAAGACATTGGGCTATGCCTAATCATAAAACATTTTTAATAAAACCATTAAAAAATCTTATTGATCTTGAATTAGGGACAGACTATTTAGATCCTTTTCCTTTTCCATTTAAACAAGATGCAGTTGAGTATTTAAAAAACATTCCTGCAAATTCAGTAAAGTATTTAGTATATGATCCGCCATATTCTTCGTATCAATTAAAAACTAAATATAAAAACGCAGGGCTTTCTTTAGATAGTTATGATGCTTCTTATTGGTCTAAATGTAAAAATGAAATATCTAGAATAATTAAAAAATCGGGTAAAGTTATTTCTTTTGGTTGGAACAGCAATGGTATTGGCAAAAAATATGGATTTAAAATTATAAAAATAGTATTGGTAGCTCACGGTAGTCAGCATAATGATACTATAGCAACTGTAGAAATAAAACAATGAGCCCTGCTTTAGTAATATTTTTATTAGGTAATGGTGCATTTGTTTTATTTGTCATTATATGTTTAATCGGACAACTTATAATATGGTATGAAAGGATATTTAAAAATGAAAAAGAAAAATAAAAAGTGGATTATTGATGGATATTATATTGATGAAAAAGGTATAGCTTGGACATTTTTATATTCTGCTGATGATTGGAGAAAGACTAAAAAAGTAAAAGGAGTGATATAATGAAAAAAGGTAATGGTTGGATGGA